GCGTCGCTATTACCGAACGCTGCTCGATCCGCTCCTGTCCAAATCAGGCGATGCCCATGACGTTCGTCACGCTTTGCTGGCCATTGAAGGACTTTTCCTGCTCCGGGGACTGGGCTTCGTCGAGTTCTCGGCAGAGGAGCACAGATCCGTCCTGCTGCACGCGCGCGATATCGTTATCGCGGTCTTGGCCAAGCATCGGGCAATCTGACCTGGCGGTTCTCCCCTCGCCCCATCCGCCCGCGCGTTCGACCCCTCCCCCCTCGATCGCTGAAAAGACGGCTAGCCTTGACAGCGCCGTCCGCGACGGCAGAAGCTCAATCGAGCCATTACCGCGATATGCACGTTTCCGGCTCGAAATTAGGGACCGTGTTCTTGAGCGGGAATCGCGGGCGCGCCGCTTCCCGAGAAATCGCTCAAATTGGCAGCCCCATGTGTTCAACGAAAACATAACGGATGGCGCGGAAACCGACCGCTGAGCCGACCGACGAAGTTGGCACGACCGAGGTGGACGAGGCGACGCTCGGCCGAGTGTTGGACTGCGACGCGCAGGAAATTCGCCGATATTGGCGGACGGGCATCATCAAGCGCTCGGCGGCGAAGAAGTACCCGCTGTTCCCGTCCATCCGGTTCGTGCTCGGGCATTTTCGCCGGCTCGCCTCCGGCTACGGCACCGGCGAGGCGATGCGCGCCAACGCCGCGCTGCGCGACAGCCAGCGGCGGCTCACCGATCTTCGCTACGATCAGCTTCGAGGCACGCTGGTCAGCATGGCGGAGATCGAGGCCATGTGGGGCGAGTTGATCCAGGCGACGCAGTTCCTGTTTCGGTCCATCGCCTCGAGGATGCGCGAGCGCGCCCCGGATTTGAGCCGCGACCATTACGAGCTGTTGCAGGAATTGACGCAGGAGCTTTTGCGCGAGGTCGCCATCGCGGGCAAAGCGCCGTTGCCGAAGGCGCAAAACGACAATGGCAACAAGCACGCCGACGCTGACGCTGAGAGCGCTTGACGGCGCGCAAGTCGAGTGGCGCGAACGGCTGTTTCGCCGCTTCGAGCCGCCCGCGTCGCTCAGGCTCGCCGAATGGGCGGAGAGCAACATCGTTTTGCCGGCCGGGCAGAGCGCGCGCACCGGGGCGTTCCGCAATTGGCCGTACATGCGGGAAATTCTCGACACGATCGGCGCGCCGACGCCCGAATACGTGACGTTGATGAAGCCCTCGCGCGTCGGCTTCACCAAGGCGCTCATGATCGCGATCGGCGCCACGGTGATGATCGATCCCTGTCCGATCGGGCTTTTGGTTCCGGTCGATGACGACGCCCGCGACTACGCGACCGACGAGATCGAGCCGTTGTTTGAGAGTTCACCGGCGTTGCGCGGGTTGATGATCTCCGGCCGCATCGAGGGCCGCAACACGCTCACCCGCAAGCGGTTCATCGGCGGCGCGAGCCTCAAGATCCTGTCGGCCCGAGCGACGCGCAATCTGCGGCGGCACGACTTCAAGGTGCTCTATTGCGACGAGATCGACGCGATGGAGATCACGGTCGAGGGCGACCCGCTGGCGATCGCCGAGAAGCGGACCTTCGCTCACGCCGATCGAAAGATCGTGCGCGGCTCGACGCCGACCGAGGAGGACGTGAGCCTGGTCGAGCGCGCGTACAACGAGAGCGACATGCGGGTTTATGAAATTGCCTGTCCGCATTGCGCCGAATGGTTCGAATTGCTGTGGGAGATGATCCAGTGGCCGGAAGGCGAGCCGGATAAGGCGACGGGCTTTTGTCCGCGCTGCGGCGGCGAGATCGAGGAACGCTGGAAGCCGAGACTGGTCGAGGACGGGCGTTGGCGGGCGCAACGGCCGGAGATCGTCGGCCATCGCGGCTATCGGCTCAACACCCTCGTTTCGCTGCTGCCCAACGCCGCCTGGGGCAAGCTGGCGGCCGAGTTCTTGAAGGCCAAGCGCGGCGGTCCGGCCGAGCTGCAGGTGTTCACCAATCTCACCCTCGGCAAGACGTGGCGGACCTCGATCAATCGGCTCAGCGCCGACGTCCTGGCCGGCCGGGTCGAGCCGATCGGGCTGGAGCGCATCCCGGAAGAGATCGTCCTGTTGACCGCCGGCGCCGACGTTCAGGACGATCGGGTCGAGATTTGCGTGGTCGGCTGGCCGCTCGCGGGGGCCCCGTGCGTGCTCGCCCACGTGATCATCGACGGCAACACTCTGGAAGATCAGACCTGGCGCGATGTCGACGCGTTTCTCATGACCCGGTGGCGCCACCCGTTCGGCTGGGAGATCAAGATCGACGGCACGGCGATCGACTCGGGCGGCCACGAAGGCCGGACGCAAAAGGTTTATGACTTCTGCGGCGCGCGGCTGCATCGGCGGATTTACGCCATTCGCGGCGTCGGCGGGGCGCGGCCGATCTGGGCCAGGGCGCAGCGCATCAAGTCGGGCAAGACGGCCAGGCTGTTCATCCTGGCCCACGATCAGGTGAAAACCGCCGTGCTGGAATTGCTGTCGGCCGAGCCGTTCGACGTCGAGGGCAATCCAAACCCGCACGCGCTCAGAGTGAGCGACGAGCTGCCGGTGAATTGGTTCGATCAGGTGACGGGCGAGGTCCGCCGCGTGCGCTATGTCCGCAATCGTCCGGTGATCGAGTTCACGCCCAAGCGGCGGGGCCAGCAAGTGGAGGCGCTCGACGCGCTGTGCTACGCGTGGGGGGTTCGTCAGTCGCCGGCGGTCAAGGCGATCGATCTGCGCGCCAGGGCGGCGCGCCGTCCGATCGAGCCGCCGCCTTCACCGGATGGCGCCGCGCCGCCATCGCCGCCGCGGCCGCGCCGATCGTCGATGGCCAATTGGGCGGCCCGGTTCAACGAATGAGCGCTGCGCGCGTCAAGCTGCTCAGAAACTCCTCCGCTCAGGTCGAGATGCGGACGCTCGCCGACCTCAAGCCGTACCCCGGCAACGCGCGCACCCATTCAGCCCGTCAGGTCAAGCAAATCGCCCGCTCGATGCGGCAATGGGGGTTCACCATCCCGATCTTGATTGACGAGGACGACATGATCCTCGCCGGCCACGGGCGGAAGCTGGCGGCCGAGCGGCTCAAGCTCGAGGAAGCGCCGTGCCTGGTCGCGCGCGGCTGGAGCGACGCGCAAAAGAAAGCCTACGTCATCGCCGACAACAAGCTGGCCGAGAACGCCCGCTGGGACGACGATCTCCTGATCGCCGAGATCACGGCGCTGCGCGAAGAGGATCCGACGATCGATCTCGTCATCGGCTTTGACGAGCGCGAACTGGACAAGCTGGCCGAGGACATTGCGGAGCGCGCCGCGCCCAAGCTCAAGGGGCTCAACTATTCGATCGTGGTGCGCTGCGAGGGCGAACTGCAGCAGCGCGAGCTTCTGGCCGCCTTCGAGGAGCAAGGCTTGAAGTGCGAAGCGCTCATAGCGTGAAGGCCCCAAGGTGAACGCCGCCCCGCCGACGTCATCGGCAACGCCGTCAAAGTCATGCGCATTGCGACGGGCGAAGAGACCGAGCACTTGCCGATCGACGATGGCAAGAAGGACCCGGCCGCTAAGGCGCTCGGCACCAAGGGCGGCGCGGCGCGGGCCGCCAAGATGACGCCCGAGCGTCGTGCTGAGATCGCGAAGAAGGCGGGCCGCAAGACGTTGGGGAAAAACATAGATCGTGCATAAAAAACCTTGAAAATGGGAAATGACCGTGCCACCCTGAGCGAGCGATTCGAGGGGAACCGGTTCCATGAACCATCAGGACGAAGTCCGCCACATTCTTACTGACTTTGAGCAGCGTATCCGGGCCATTCTGGATCGCGCCTGGACCGAATGGCTCGAAATGCCCAAGAAGGGCAAGCTATCGGCGCGGTCGCGGGCGTCTGTCGTATTCGACTTCATCAAGGATCATGCCCTCACGGAGTTCGATGGCGATCCCGATATCCATCCCGTCATGGAGGGCCAGACGGTCAAGTTCCTGTTTCGCGATCAGGTTCTGATTCGCTTCAAGAAGGCGAACTCGAAAGGAATCGGATCAAACATCGAAACCCAAGCGGTGCTCGAATTTGTGGATCCACAACTGAGCATTCCGCAGTTTTTGCCCGATATCTTCAAAGTTGAAGTCTGTTACGTCCTGGATAAGCTCGCGACCAAGATGGAAATGGTCGCGGTAACGAAGCGGAGCCGCAGACGGAAGATTTGGAGTTATCCAATATTTGGCGGAGAGGCTTCGAATGTAATTGAGCTTCCGCCGCGCCCGTCCGGACCAAGCGACAATGCGCTGCCGCAGGTCCGACCGAGAAAGACCGCCGACAAGCCTCAGACTAGCGAGTAATCGCTATGCATGCGAACGGGGCCATGCTGCGCATCGCGCGGCAGCGAAAGGGATTCCAACAGACCGACGCCGCCTCCCGGCTTGGTGTCGATCAATCCCTGCTATCTCGTATAGAAAATGGATTTGTCGAGGCGCGCGAGGAAGTGCTGTTACGCGCCGAAACTGCATATGAGCTGCCGCGATCGTTCTTCTTGCTGACGGACCCGGTCTACGGCGCTCCCGTGAGTGTGCATCCGATGTGGCGGCGCAAGGCCGATGTGAGCGTGCGCGACATGGATGCCATTGTCGCTGAACTGAACATCCGGATCATGCATCTTCGGCGCCTACTCGAGGGAGCAGAATACACCCATGCTAATGATCTCCCGCGCTTGGACATTGAGGACTATGGGGATGCCGAGCAGATCGCGGCCCTTGTGCGCGCTCATTGGAAGATGCCAAGAGGCCCGATCAAAGACCTGACGCTGCTCGTCGAGCGCGCCGGCATCTTGGTCGCGCATTCCCCATTGGCCGGGGCATCAGTGAGTGGAGTTACGTTCGCGACTCCCGGCCTTCCGGCACTTATCGTGCTGAATAGCGAGCAGCCCGCAGATCGCCTCCGGTTCACACTTGCTCACGAACTTGGGCATCTCGTCATGCACCGCTTCCCGTCCCCGACGATGGAAGAGGAGGCGAACGCCTTTGCCTCAGCCCTCTTGATGCCGGGCAGTGATATTCGAGGCGCGTTCCTCGGACGCCGCGTCGATCTCGCATTGTTGGCGGCCCTCAAGCCCGAGTGGAAGGTGGCAATGCAAGCGCTATTGATGCGCGCCAGCTCCCTCGGCTTGGTAACGAAGAACCAGGCTCAATATCTTTGGAAGCAGATCAATGCTCGAAGGCTACGGCTTCGTGAGCCCCCAGAGCTCGACTTCGAGCCCGAGAATCCCACGGTGATCGGGACAATGCTTCGCATCCATATGGATGCACTTGGATATTCGGCCCAGGAGCTGGCCCGACTTCTTCATGCCCGTGAACACGATTTGCATGCTTTCTACAACTTGGGCGCCTCGGTCCACCGGAGGCCGCGCCTTACCGTGATGAAATGAAATTTCAAATTGAGACACTACCCGCGGCGAAGCTGTTGTTGGACAACGGACAAACGGAACGGAGGGGGCAACGAGGCCGGGACGGAGGATGATCGATGCGCCAATTGGACGTCGAGGTCGCAACCGATCTCAAGCTGACGCCGCGCGTCAAGCAGCTCTCCGGCATGTTCGACGTTCCGGCGCGCGACAAGCTCACTCAGCGCTGGCAGGCCGAATTGCCGCTCGACGAGCGCGACTGGCGCGTGGGGCTGATCGTCGGACCGTCGGGCTCGGGCAAGTCGACCATCGCGCGGCAATTGTTCGGCGAGGCGGCGACGCTCGAATGGACGGCGGGCTCGGTGTGCGACGATTTCGCCGTCGACTATTCGATTGAACAGATCGCCGAGATTTGTCAGGCGGTCGGCTTCAACACCATTCCAAGCTGGATGAAGCCCTATGGCGTGCTCTCGACCGGCGAGAAGTTCCGCGTCGAACTCGCCCGCCATCTCCTCGAGGGCGGCGCCGACATCATGATCGACGAATTCACCTCGGTCGTCGATCGGCGAGTGGCGCATATCGGCTGTCAGGCGGTGCAGAAATATGTCCGCAAGCACGAGCGCCGATTCGTCGCCGTGACTTGTCACTATGACGTGATCGATTGGCTGCAACCCGATTGGACGCTGGAGCCGGCGACCATGACCTTCCAATGGAGGTCTCTTCAACGACGACCGGAGCTCAACGTCGAGATCGCGCGAGCGCCTTTCGAAAGCTGGCAGCTTTTCGCTCCGTTTCACTATCTGACGGCGGAATTGCATCGCGGCGCGGCGTGCTTCGTCCTATTCGTCGAGGGCGTTCCCGCCTCGTTCGCCGGCGTCCTGCACCGGCCCCACCCCAAGGCCGAGGACATCAAGGGCGTCTCCCGGCTGGTGACGCTGCCCGACTATCAGGGCTTGGGGCTGGCGATGATCCTGGTCGATTGGCTGGGCGCGGCGTATCGCGCCGCCGGCTTGCGCTTGCACACCTATCCGGCCCACCCGGCGCTGGTGCGTTCGTTCGATCGCAGCCCGAATTGGGTGATGCGCAAGCGGCCCGGCACGTATTCATCGGTGAGCGCCACGCGCACGCTGCCTGAACGCTATAATCCCCGGCCGTGCGCGGTGTTTGAATTCGTTCCCGCCAGGGCGCCCGCGATCAGCGCGGCGGACGCGAAAGCGTTGTTGAACTGAGCCCGAGGCCGCAGGCGTCGATCCGGCTTTGCAAAGGCGACGATCTCGGCGTCCGGGATTTGGCCGGGGCGTCGCCGCACTTTACGAGGCCGAGGACGCCGATGGTGCGGTCAACGGCGCGCCAGCGGTCGACGATGCGGACGAACACGCCGAACGAGCCGTTCGACGCTCCTCGGCGGCTCGCCCTTTCAGAGCTCCGGGCAGCGGTCTAACTTGACCCAACATGGACACCCTGGACCCTAAGCAGAGAAGCGAGCGCATGAGCCGCATCCGGGGCAGGGACACCGGCCCCGAGATGACCGTACGCCGCCTCGTGCATGGCATGGGCTATCGCTACCGCCTTCACCGCCGCGATCTCCCCGGTTGCCCGGATTTGGTGTTCGCAACTCGCCGCAAGGTGATTTTCGTGCATGGCTGTTTCTGGCATCGTCACGCTGATTCGCGGTGCAAGCTCGCCCGCCTTCCGAAATCGCGGCTCGATTTTTGGGAGACGAAGTTGGAAAGTAATCGCAAGCGAGACAGCGTAAAACAGCAAGAACTCCGGGCTGCGGGCTGGGATGCGCTCGTTGTTTGGGAGTGTCAGGTAAATAACAAGACTTCCTTGGCCGAGACAATTAAGGCATTCTTGGAACCATGAAATCAGTTGAACTATTCGCTGGCGCCGGAGGACTTGGGATAGGGCTGCATCTAGCAGGCTTTCATCCCCTCAACGTCATTGAATGGGACAGCTATTGCTGTGACACCATCCGCGAGAACCAGGACCGCGGAATCAAGGCCGTCGCCGGCTGGAAAGTTACCGAGGGCGACGTGCGAGAGGTCGATTTTCAGCGGTACAGGAACAAGATCGAGCTTGTTTCCGGCGGGCCGCCCTGCCAGCCCTTTTCCCTTGGCGGCAAGCACCGCGCCTTCAACGACGCGCGCGACATGTTCCCCGAGGCGATCCGCGCCATCCGCGAGGCACGCCCCAAGGCGTTTGTGTTCGAGAACGTGAAGGGCCTGACGCGGACAGCCTTCCGAAATTATTTCGAGTACGTCCGCTTGCAGCTTGAGCATCCGAACGTCGCCGCGCGAAGCGGCGAGGATTGGATTGATCACCTGGCATGGCTGGAGCGCCATCACACGAGCGGCGTCCGCGCCGACTTGCACTACCGCGTCGTAACCCGCGTGTTGAACGCCGCCGACTACGGAGTTCCGCAGCGCCGCGAGCGCGTCGTTTTCGTCGGGTTCAGGGACGACCTCGGCATTGAATGGACCTTCCCCGAGGAAACGCATTCGCTCGACGCCCTCCTATGGGATCAAACCCGCGGAGATTATTGGGAACGCCACGCGGTGGCGCGGAAGGGCAGGATCATCAACCCGCGGGCCAGGGACCGCGGCAAGCGCATGGACGAGCGCCCCTCGACGCTTCCGTGGAGGACCGTGCGGGACGCGATCCACGACTTGCCAGATCCCGAGTATGACACCGCTGCGGCAAGCCGCCTTCTCAATCATCGTTTCCAGCCAGGCGCGCGAAGCTACGCCGGTCACACCGGCAGCCCGCTCGATGAACCGGCCAAGACGCTCAAGGCCGGTGTTCACGGTGTGCCGGGCGGCGAGAACATGCTGGCCCCGCCAAACGGGACAGTGCGGTATTTCACGGTGCGGGAGAGCGCCCGCCTTCAAACCTTCCCCGACGATTTCCTGTTTCACGGCTCATGGAGCGAAACCATGCGCCAACTTGGCAATGCCGTTCCCGTGCTTCTTGCCCGGACCGTTGGCGAGGACATCGCCCGGCGTTTGAAGGCCGCGGCATGAAAAAGGGGACGGCTTACAATCCTCTCGACAAGCTCAATCTCGCCAAGAGCATCGAGATCGAGCTTCTGGCGCGTCCGACCGAGCCGCTTTCGGCGGTCGATCAGGCCGCGGGGGCTGGCGTCTATGTGATCTATTACACCGGGCCGTTTCCCGCTTATGCGGCCATCGCCGAGGCCAACGGGGGCGGCAAGTTCGAGCGGCCAATCTATATCGGCAAGGCGATCCCGAAGGGAGGGCGCAAGGGCGGCCTGTCGAAGGATGCAGCCGTGAAAGGCCGCGCCCTTGGCGACCGGCTGAAAAAGCACGCCGCGTCCATCGCGGAGGCCGAAAATCTCGACCTCGCCGATTTTCACGTCCGGCAGCTTGTCGTCGATGACATCTGGATTCCCCTCGGGGAAAACATGCTGATCGAGACGTTCAAGCCGGTGTGGAACCGCGCCATCGACGGATTCGGCAACAATGACCCCGGCAAACGGCGAGCGACACAGTTTCGGTCTCCGTGGGACGTTCTGCATCCGGGTCGAAAGGCTTTCTTGAAGCTTGCCGAAAGCCCCGTCACGACCGAAATGCTGTTGCAGCGGATCGAGGACTATCAGGCGGGCCGACCTCTGGCCAAGCTTCCCAAGGCGCTTGCCGAGCAGCAGGCCGCGGAGGAAGCCGAGGCCGAGGACGCCGCCGATCAGGTTTAACCCTTGGGGCCTCGCGGCCAGCCGCAGCCGACGAGGATGTAATGGGCGGCGCAGGGCGTTCATGCGTCGGCCAGCGCGCATTCGAGCGAGCAATAGACCGCCGGCCCGCGACGAACGATAAAGATGGACGGGAGGTCACTTCTCCTGTTGCCGGGATCTTGATCGTCCGTGCATGCCCGTCCCGTCGCTCGGCGGGACGGGTATGTTTTTTACGTCCGCAGCAGCTCCTCTGGCGGGTCGAACAGACCGAGACGCCCTTTCGCGGCGACGAACGGGATGCGGCGCGGGTTGGCGAGCGCCCAGGCGTAGCGCTTGCCCGGATCAATTTCGTCGGTGACGAAGATGTTGACCAGATCGACCACGCCGACGAACCCGCCGCGCGGCGTCGAGCGCGGCACGTCGGCGAATGGCTCTTTGCGCTTGGCGGCGTGAATGAGCAGCGCGCCGCGATAGTCGACCCGCCAGCTTCGATATTCGCGAGTCTTGACGCCCGCGAGAATGAGGTCCGCCCAGGGTTGTCTGATCGTCAACGCCTTCATTCGTTCGACCCCCGAATCGTTCGCCTCGCCCACTCTATTGGATAGCGGCGTTGCGGGGCCAAGCGACCCCTCACGAAGCCGCGAAGCGGCGCGGCGTCAAGCCGATAAAAGCCAATGCTTTGGCGGAATTTTATAACGAGCGCGAGCGCGGCCCGCGCGAAGATGAGGAAGCCGTAAGGCCTCGGTAAGTTTGTGGTAAGCTCCGTTCCACTGACGTTCATGTGGAACTCGGCACGGGACCGCATGACGCCCGAACGTTTAGCCTTCATCATCAATCACTGTTATCGCCGCCGGGGCCGAGACTCGCTGATCGCCTATCGAGGCGACGTCGCCCGCTTTCTCGGGATCACGCCGCGCACGCTGCGGCGCTACTTGACCGGCGCGCAGCCGATCCCGCGACAGATCGAAGTGATTCTCGAAATCCTCCATCACTACCCGGCGATCACCGCCGAGACGGTTGAGTTCCTGCTCCGGCACGCCAACGATCAAGCCCCAGACGATCAATAAGTTGGTGCGAGAAAGCGGGACAGAATGTCCGCTCTCGCTCAACCGATATGTCGCCTTGCGACGCGCTCGCCCGATGAGCGAATTTGGTTCGCCAAATGACGAAGCAACAATCGGCGAAGCGACAATCATCGCCCGACGGCTTGCACGAATTCGAGGCGGCGCTCCGCGCGGCCGGCCGCGAACCGCTGTTGGAGTGGGCGAAGGAGGCGCCGCCGGGCAAAGAGTACGTCGAACATGCGCGTTATAACGTCGGGCCGGGCTGGCTCTATGTCCAAGCGCTGCGCGTCGGCGGCTGGCGGGCGTTCGTCCCCTCGGCTGACAACGACATTGACGAAGTGATCACGGCCCTCGATCGAAACCAGACGGCGAGGCGCGATCTCGCCGGGCGCCAGATTCATCGCCGCGGGCGTTCGAGCGGCTAAAAACCCCCGCCAATTGCGAGCCTTGAGGGTTTGCGCGTAAAGTTCAAGCGCGCGCGAGGCCAGCCCCGATGAATTTCATGCTGCCGTTCTTGCGCAAGCGCGAGGGGCCGCGCAGGCGCAGCCAATCGGCGTTTCTGCGCTCTTTGCAGTCGCCGTTCCTGTTCGCGTGGAACCCGGCGCTGCGCGAGCCGCTCGACGAATACCGCGCCGCTTGGATCGAGGTCACCGCCCGCACCATCGACGCCTTGCACAATTCCGGCTGGCTCGCCGGCGGGGTCGAACAGGCGACGGCGGCGATGTGCGGCCCGTTCATGGCGCTCAACGCCCGGCCCGACCCGGCGGTGTTCGGCGGCGACGAGGCCTCCGCCGCCCGATGGGCGCGCCAGGTCGAGCGACGCTTCGAGGTCTGGGCCCGCAGCCCATACGCTTGCGACCTCGCCATGCGGCACGACCTGGGGCAGATGTGCGCCCAAGCAATCAAATGGTGGTTCGGGCTCGGCGAAATCACTGGCCTGGTGCGCTACAAGATGCGGCCGGGCAACAGTCACGGCACCAAAATTCAGGCGATCCCACCGCAGCGCATTCCGCAAGCGGCCAAGAAGCAGCCGTCGGTGCAAGGCGTGGTTCTCGACGCTGACGGCGCGCCGGTCACCTATTGCATCGACAATTTCGACCCCAACAATCCGGGGCTGGTCCAGGAAAAGGAAGTCAAAGCCCGCGACCGTTACGGGCGCCTGGTCGTCATCCATGTTCACGATTCGCCGCCGACCGTGGTGCGCGGCATCTCGCCGATGGCGCCGGCCATCCAAGTCGTCCGCCAGTACGATCAGCTCGCCAACGCGACCCTAACCGCTGCGCTGATCCAGGCGATCTTCGCCGCGACGATCGAGTCGGACGCGCCGACCGAACAATTGTTGAGCGCGCTGCAGGACGAGGAGGAGCAAGCGACGCCGGTCAACGGCGGCCAGGCGGGAGAGGGTGGCGACTTCAGCAAGTTCATGGCGGCGCGGGCGCAATGGTACAACCACACCAAGTTCGACCTCGGCAAACAGGGCAAGATCCTGCACATCTTCCCCGGCGAGAAGCTCAACTTTCTGCGCTCGGAGCATCCGAACGAGAATTACAAGCCGTTCGCCAAATCGCTGCTGCAGGAGGTCGCCCGCTGTCTCGGCATCACCTATGAGCAATTGACCGGCGATCGCGAGGGCGCGACCTATTCGAGCGAGCGCATGGGCGGCGCGGAAATCTGGCTCATCAACCAGTACCGCCGCCGGCATATCGCCGGCCGTTTCATGCAGATCGCTTATGAGAGCTGGCTCGAGGAGGACATTGAGCTTGGGGAGACCGAGATCCCGGGCGGCATCGAGGCGTTCTACGCCCGGCGCGACGCCGTTTGTCGGGCGGACTGGCGCGGTCCGCCGAAGCCGACCGCCGACGATTTCAAGACCGCCAAGGCGAATGAGATCAAGCTCAAGAACCGCATCATCACGCGCGAAATGTGGTGCGCCGACGAGGGGGCCGACTGGCAAGACATCGATGACCAGCTCAAGCGCGAGAAGGACAACGCCGACGAGCTCGAAATAGACACGTCGCCGGCGCCCGACGCGCCCGCCGGCGGCTCGGACGACGGATTGGGCGGATTGGGCGACGAGCGCGAGCCGGCGGACGGAGAATAGCGATGGCGGCGATCGATTGGAGCGACCCGTGCGCCCGCGCCGCGGCCTTGTGGGCGGCCTACAATCGACTGATTTCCGGTTCGCAGGAATCGGACGTGACCTATTCCGCCAACGGCGTCAATCGTCGAGTGAGCTATTCGAACGCCAATCTCGATCGGCTGTTGAACGAATACCGCGCGGCCGAGAACGAGTGCGCGCTCTTGTCCGGCAAGCCGGTGCGCTGGCGTCGATTCGCCATCACCGCCGGATCGCGACGGATCGGGCCATGATCGATCCCAAGATCACGCTGCCGCTTCGCGATCGGGTCGATGCCGCCGGCGAGCCGTTGCACGAATTTGTCGTCGCCGGCCATAACGACGATTTCGCCCTCGAGGTCGACGGCCAGACTTTGGTCGGCCGCCTCGATCCCGAGCGCGGGCCGGCGCAGACGATCGCGGTCGAAGCGCCGCTAGAACTGGTCGACGGCGCGCTTAAGGTCACCGGCGTGCCCGAGGACGTGCGAGAGCTGCTCGACCGCATCGTTGAAGCGATCGCGGGCGAGCCCGAGGACGGGCGGACTTACGGGCGCAAGGATCGCGAATGGCAAGAGGCGCCGCCGATCGTTCGCGAGCATGGCGGCCGCACGCTCGACGAACCGACGCTCATCGTCCCGCAGATCGTGATCGGCGGCGGCGAGGTTAACAACCATCTCACTCGCAATGCTGTTTTGACTGAAGGCGTATGGCGCTACGCCTTCGACGGGCCGGCGTTTGCCGTTAGCGCGTCGAACGGCGTCATGCATTTCAACACGGCCGCGAACGGCGAGGCCGGCGCTGAGATTACATGGGGCGCGGCGGTCCTGATTGATCTGGACGGCGGCGTCACCGCGACGGGCGGCGTCAGCGTAAGCGCACACCTGCACGTAGGCACAACCGCCAACATAGTCGGCGCGGCCAACGTGGGCGGCACCGTTACTGGCAACAACGGGTTGAGCGCGGGAAACTTGGGACTGCATACGTCGCTTGGCGGCGAGCATTGGTACGCCTTCCACTGGAACGGCAACGTTTTCGTCAACATCAATAACGCCACCGGCTGGCTGCAACTCACCAACCAAAGCGACGAACGCCTCAAGCAAGACATCGCGCCGGCGACCTTCGATTGTCTCGCCGCAGTCGAGAAAATCCCGCTCTATCAGTTTCGCTGGAGGGACAATTCGACGCCCGGCGACATCAAGCCAGTCGGGTCGACGCCGGAGACTCTGATCCCGATCGGTCTCGTCGCGCAACGCATTCAGGAAGTCGCGCCGTCGCTTATCGTCAAGCCACCAGCGCCGCCGGCGACCGCGTCGAGCGACGCGCCGTTCAACCCGATGCAAATCGAAACCAACAACATGTTCGCCCTTCTCCTTGGCGCGATTAAGCAACTGGCCGCGCGCGTCGAACAATTGGAGGCGGCGCGATGAAGGCCGCTCTTGCGCGCCGCGAAACGACCGACATCGTGCAGGTCAATCTGCGGATGAGAGAGCACGAGCATCTTAGGCTGAAGGCCGCCGCCCAAAGTCATGGAGTATCCCTGAACGCTGAAATGGTGCTCCGGCTTGCCCGTACGTTCGAGCAGCCGGATTTTTGTCCGTTTCATGATGAATGCCGAGCGAGTGATGGAAAGTATAGGGCGCCAGATGCGGTCGCTCCGCGCGGCGGATGAGGAAGAAACTGACGATTTAGTCCGTGCGGTCGACGAACCGACCGCACTCGTTCAATCGCTCATTGACTCCCGGGCCGTCGATGGCGCGCTTCGAGGAGGGGTCAAAGCAGCAATCGACAAGATCATCGCGGCAAAGATCGCAATCGCCTCGGACTTCAGGAATTTCGACGCATGAACGCGCCGCCGCTCGAACCGAAGGCGGGTTTTAATTGGGCCGAGGTGGCCTGGGGCGGCCGGACAGCGTGCCGACCGTGCCGTGCTCCTATTGCTCCGCCGTGATCCCCGAGGATGACGTGCCGCTCATCATGTGGAACGCCGAAGGCTGGACGGTGCGCTTCTGCAAACAATGCCGCAAGACCTGGTGGGGGTTCGAGGAATTCGACGAGGAGTTCGACGCATGAACGCGCTGCGCTACGCCCACGTCATGTCGCGGTTGATTGACGCGCCCTTGTGGGCTCATCCGGTCAAGGCGGCGATCGTCTACAACGCGCTTGCCGGGAGATTGGGCGTCACGCCCATGCCCCTGCCCGACGATCCGCTCCTCCCCGCGCTCTCCGCGCCGCGCCGGCCGCGCCCGGAAGCCAGCCGATTCGTCGGCGAATGGCCGGCCAGCGAGGGGCAAGAGGGCGGGCGCAGTCGCTCGATCGAGCCGTTCAAGCTCACCCGCCAGGGCGTCGGCGTTATCACCGTGACCGGCACGCTGATCAACCGCGGCGCCTTCGTCGGATCCTATTCGGGCGAGACCTCCTATGAGGGGATCAAGCACCAGTTGGCCCGGGCCGGCGCGGATTCGCGGGTGAAGAGCTTGATTCTCGATCTCGACACGCCGGGCGGCGAGGCCAACGGCGCGTTCGAGGCGGCGCAAGCGGTGCGCGACGTGGCGGCGAGCAAGCCGGTGATCGCGATCGCCAACAGCATGGCGGCCTCGGCCGGCTATGCGCTGGCCTCCGGCGCGACCCGAATCATCGTCGCGCCGTCCGCGATCAGCGGCTCGATCGGCTGCCTCATTCTGCATCTCGACTTCTCGCGCCAGCTCGACCACGAGGGGGTGACCCCGACCCTGCTGTTCGAAGGGGCGCGCAAAATGGACGGCAACCCGCTGGAGCCGCTGAGCGGCGACGCGGAGGCGACGTTGCGCGATGAAGTGCATCGGTATTATGAATTATTTGTAGAGACGGTGGCGGCCGGACGTGGGCGCCGCACTCCCGCCAGTGCGGCGCGCAGCACCGAGGGCCGGGTCTATGTCGGGCGCGAGGCGATCGACGCGCGCCTCGTTGACGACGTTGGCACTTTCGAGGAAGTGCTAAGCGACCTGACCCGCCGCGCCGGCCGCCGAGCGGATGAACGTCAAGCGGCACCGGCCGCAGCCGGGGCCAAGGCAACAAGGACGAGGCCCATGCAAGAATTTGAATCTCTCGAAACGGCCACCCTCGACGCCGGCCCGCCGATGGTCGGCATGCAACAGACCGAGTTTGACGCCAGACTTACGCAAGCAACGGCTCAGGGCGAGGCCACCCAGGTGACGCGCTTCAAGGCGATCGCCGCCGATTCGCGGGTGAAGGGCAAGGAGGCCTTCGCCCTGCGGCTCGCGTGCGAGGCCCCGCAAATGCCGGCCGATGCGGTCGGCGCGATGTGCGAGCTGACGCCGGCCAACCCGGCTCGACTGACGCTGGCCGAACGGTCGGCGGAGACGGGAGCGGAGGCGGTGTCGTCGGCGCCGGGGACGTCGCGGGCCGACCCCGCCGCGGCCGGATGGGACGCCGCAATCACCCGCACCAACGCCAACACTCAGGCCGACACCCGGCGGGCGCGGGCCTGAGCCAAGCCAAAGGAAGGCGAAGCAAAATGAGCACCGTTATCGAGGTCCCGGCCTATGGCCCGACCGCCAATTTCATTGTCAGCGAGGCGAACGGCTACCGCTCGCGCGAGCAAATCGTGGTCGCCCAGGGCGGCCTCTATCCTGACGGGACGATCCTGCAGGCGCAGGACGGCGACGAGGTCAAATACGCGCCGTTCGCCGGCGGCGAGGACGGCGCGCTCGCCGTGCTGTTTCAGACGGTGGACGCCCGCGACGCCGACGTTCGGGCGACCGGCATGGTGCGCGACTGCGAATTGCAGCGGGCGATGTTGAGATTCGTCGGCGAGATCGGCGAAGAGGAGCGAAATGAGGCTTACGCCGGCCTCGCCGCCGCTCACGTGGTCATGCGGTAAAAGCCAAAAGAAAAAACCGCCGGATGGAGGCCGGCGGCAATGTGAGAGGAAAAGCTGGAAACAGGGAGGCCTAAAAGCCAAAAGGGGGCCTGAAACGCAAAGAACTTATCACGGCCGCGCTCTTTCGCAAAAGCGCCGGCGGCGGATCATAAGGACTTGCGGTCATGCTCCTCTCCAACCTGTTCAATCTGCCGACGTTCCAGGCCGTTCAACTCACCGCGGTCGTCGAACGGATCGCCTATCAACCGTCGATGCTCGGCGCGTTCGGGCCGGCGTTGTTCACCGTCTCGAGTTCAAGCACCCGCCAAATCGCCATGGCGCAGAGCGAGGGGGTGCTGTCGCTGATCCCGACCTCGCCGATCGGCGCGCCGCCGGTCGAGCTGGAAAAGAAGCCGAGCGATCTGCGCTCGTTCATCATTCATCGACTGGCCAAGGGCTCGACCCTGATGGCCGAAAGCCTGACCGGGCTCATGCTCGCGCCGGACTTCCAGCAGATCGCCATGGTTCAACAGGAATTGGCCAACCGCAGCGCCAAGATCCGAATCGACCTCGAGTTCACCCAGGAATACATGCGGCTTGGCGCGGTGCTGGGCATAGTGCTCGACGCCGACGGCTCGGTGCTCGACGATTTCTGGCAGAGCTGGGGCGTCCCGCTCCCGGCGTGGATCGACTTTCCGCTCAACGACCCCGCCGCCAATCTGCGCATGCTGTTGCGGCAATTGACTCGCGACGTTGAGCGCACCTCGCAAGGCGGCTGGATCCCCGGGCGGACGCAATTGCACGCGCTATGCGGGGCCGAGTTTTACGAGCGCTTGCTAACCCATCCGAAGGTCGAGGCGACCTATCTCAACTGGTCGGCGGCGGCGGATTTGCGCGCTCAGATTCTCGATCAATTCCCGTTCGGCGGGGTCATCTGGCACGACTATCGCGGCACCGACGACGGCACGACGATGGCGATCGCCGGCAACGAGGCGCATTTCTTCCCGGTCGGCGCCAACGAGGCGTTCCGTCAAATCTGGGGGCCGGCGGAGTTCGACCCGTTCATCAATCTGCCTGGCCGCGACATTTACGCGCTCACCATTCCCGACCGCGACCGCGGCGCCTGGGTGCGGTTCGAGGCGTACAACTATCCGCTGTTCGTGTGTTCGCGGCCGGACATGCTGCGCCGCGCCCGGATCAGCGGCAGTTGAACGCTGATGGCGCTGTTCGACAATATCGACGCGCGCACCGCCGCAGCGGTCGGACGGGTGCTCGAAGACCCGGTCATCTGGCTGCCGATGCTCCCCGGCGGCGGCGGCGACTTTGTCGTCATCCCGGGCGGGCGGCCTGATCCAAACCGGCCGGTCCGGCGCTTGCCGGCGATCGTGACTTGGGCGGTCAGCGGCCTGCCGGTCGAGGCCGGGAGCGGCGGCGGCACGGTCGGCACGGCGACGCTGATGATCGATTTCGAGTGGGTGTTGTTTCTGACGGATGAATGGCGGCGCTTCGGCGCGCCGCGTCGCGGCGATCGGATCGAGATGCCGGAGGAGCGCGAGCCGACCAATCGCATGGTCGAGATCACTCGCATCGGCGACGACGGCTCGGCCCGTTTTCATTGCTGGTGCTCGTTGGTGAACGTCTCATGATCCTCGGGCAGGATGTTCTAAGATTGTTGACGGTCAAAGCGCTCAAAGGCCGCACCTGGGCCGGCGGGCGCGTGTACGATTCGCCCGCCCAAGCCGCTGATCTCAAGATCGAGGAGGAGCGCGCGCCGTTCATCGGCGTCTACACCGACGACGCCGACGCCGACACTCAGGACGACTCGCTGCACAATCCCGACGCGCGAGTCTATCTGACCATCGAGTGCGCGGTCGCCGATCAGATCGTGGTGGCGCCGGCCGGGCCTGACGCCAACGCCCATGCGCCGCCGGGCGGACCGCACACCACGACGCTGGCGCAAACCGACAGCGGGCTTGAACTGTCGATCGGCTTCCTTTCCCAACAAGCGCTGCAAGCTTTGCTCGCCGTGGACAACCCATGGTCGGAGTTGTGGCGGCTGTTCACCGTCGCCGGGCGCCCACGCGTCGAGGTCCGGCGCGGCGGCCCTGGTCAGCAGCAGCAGCAAAGCGCGATTCGCTTCGCCTCGCGGATCATGCGGATGCAGCTCGGCGTCTTGGCCGACCCGGTTTATGGCGAGCCGATCCCGAAAGGTTTCTGGCGCGACTTCTTCGACCTCGCGCACGACGATCCGGATCTTGGCGCCATCGCCGCGCTGATCGAGGCGCATTTCCAGACCACGCCCGGCCTGCCGTCGTGGCGGATCGAGCAGAAGCGCGGCAGCTACACCTTGCAAGGCCTAACGGCGCTCGGGATTGCGCCTTTGGACATTCCGGAGACTGACCCAGGCGGACGATCGCAGGCCGCCGCAGCTTGAATGAGGCTTTCATGGCGCAAGAACCAAAGTTCGTTGTGCTGGGCAAGATGGGCGGCGGTCAATCGGCCGGCGGAGCGCCCGGGCCGCAAGGCCCGCCTGGCCCGGCCGGACCCGCCGGCGCTCAAGGCCCGGCCGGACCGCAAGGGCCGCCTGGTCCGGAAGGCCCGCCTGGCCCGCCGGCCGACGTGGCGCGCATCGCCGCGTTGGAGGCGACGGTCGCAGAGCTGCAAGCGACGATCCAGGAGCTCAAGGAGGCTGAGACGTGACCTTGGCGGACAATCGCGAGCCGCCGCTGTTGGTCGAGGCGACGCCGAAGGATCTCGGCCGGCTCGATCGCGCGCCAGTCGGCGAAGGCCCGCCGGGGCCTCCGGGTCCGGCCGGCCCACAAGGTCGACAAGGCCCGATCGGAATGCGCGGCCCGCCGGGGCCGCCGGGCGCTGGCGGGCCGGGCCCGGCCGGGCCTCCCGGCCCACAAGGCGAGCCCGGTGCGCAAGGCGAGCCAGGGGCGGCCGGCGAGACGGGTCCGGCGGGGCCGCAGGGCGAGTTAGGGCCGCTCGGTCCGCAAGGGCCGGCGGGCGCGCCTGGGCTGCAGGGAGCAGTCGGGGAGCCGGGGCCGCCTGGACCGCAGGGCGTAGCTGGACCGGCGGGTCCGCCCGGCCCGGCGGGAGAAGACGCCGACGTGAGCCGCCTTGCCGCGCTCGAGGAGCGGGTCGAGGCGCTTGAGCGCGGGGAAACGTGAATGGCCAACGAACTCAGCCGGCTCATCCAAGACGTCGCCGACATCCAGCGCAAAACGGCCGGCGGCGTGCATCAAGGAACGGTGGACGAGATCAAGGGCGACAAGTTGCGGGTCGCATGGGGCAAAGACCCGGACGGCAAGCCGGTTTTGTCGCCATGGCTCGACACGGCCAACCATCGCGGCGGGGCGCGCGAGCGGCGGCTCTACAAGAAAGGGCAGAACGTCACCATCGACACGGTCAACGGTCAGATGGACGAGAGCGCGACCGTGTCGGCCGACGCGCCCAACGAAAAGTTCAAGCCGCCCGACCACGCCGAAGAGGCGGGGGAGAACGCGGAGACCTATCAACTCGGCGAACTGCACACCACCAAGAAGGGCGACAGCTACGAGATTTTTCTGCGCGAGGAGCAGCAGGAGCAAAAGGACGGCGAGCCGCAGCGCGCCGCCGCTAAGCCGAGCATGAAGTTTCGCTTTCACAAGTCCGGCGGCGTCACCGGCCAAGTCGGCGAGGCCCGCTTCGCCGCGCATGAGAAGGGGGCGAAACTGCGCATGGGCGAGCAATGGGTGGCGATCACCAGCGAGGGCATCTTTTTCTCCAGCCCGCCGACGCTGGGGAGCCAAGACCCGATTCCCAATGACGACGGATAGGAGCGAATCATCATGGTTGAGCCTCTGCGCGAATTTTACGTCCGAGTCCCTGGTCTCAAGGAGTTGGGCGGCCGGCCGGTCAAGGCGCGCGGTCAAGATCGCGTGGTGCTTTTGACCGCGGCGCAAGCCACTTACTGGCTCGATCAGGGGGCGATCAGCGAAAGCCCTGGGGAGACGCCGCTCGGCTCGGCCTTGGGGCGAAAGCCGCACGACGCCGCCGCCGCTCCGCATCAGCGCGCCCACGCCGCTCACGCTGAGCACGCCGCACCGCGCGCCCGGCGCAAGAAGGAGGCGGCGCAAGAATGAATAGTCGCGCCCAAATCAACGATCTGTGGCCGGACCTTCGACGCGGGCGAATCCTGCTCGCGCCGGTGCGCGTCGGCATCGATCGGCGAACCGGGGCGATGATGGTCGGCTGGCCGCACGTGCTGCAGTCGATCGAGACCATTCTCATGACCCGCTACCACGAGCGGGTGCTGCGCCGCTGGGCCGGCTCGTTCGTTCCCCACATCTTAGGCGAATCGGCGATCCCGCGCGTCATCACTCGGTTCTTTTGGGCCATCGCCTCGTCGATCGAATTGTGGGAGCCGAACTATCGGGTGACGCGGGTTCGGATCGAACGGCGTGAGGACGAGAGCCGGCTGACCAGCGTCGAGCAATTGCGCGCCGGCCAGATGAGCAACCGCATCGAGGGCGTCTATCGCCCGCGCGGCCATCTCGGCGACTTCACGCCTGAGGCGCGCCGTTCGGCCGGCCTGGTCGGCCGTGGCGGCGGGCAGTGGGAGGCGACATGAATCGCCTCGGCGTCCTAGACCCGAAATCCCTCCCGCATTTCGACGTCCTCGAGGCTTTGAACGCGGAGACGATTCTCGAAAGCCGGATGGACCGGTTCGTCGAGTTGTGGAAGGAGCACGACCCGCCCGCCGGCGCGGTCTATGACGTCGAGGGGCTCGAGTTCGACCCGGTCAAGATCACGCAGGAGTCCTCGACCTATTTCGAGCTCCTGCAGCGCGATCGGGTCAATCAGGCGGCGCGCTCCGTCACGCTGGCCTTCGCGGTCGGCGGCGATCTCGACGCGATCGCCTCCCGCTATCCCGGCGGGGTTCCGCGTCTGACCGACGAAAACGGCAACCCAGACGAGGACGACGAACGCTATCGCCGGCGCATCTGGCTTTCGCCGGCGACGTTGAGCCCGCATGGGACCGAAGAGGCCTATGTGTTCTGGGCGCTGTCGGCCGATCGGAAACTTCACGACGCCTCGGCGACGACGGTCGAGGGGACCGGGCGGGTCAAGATCGCCATCATGCGATCGGCCGCCGACCCGCTGCCGACGCAAACGCAATTGCTGGCGGTGCGCGCCTTCGTCCACGCCCACAGCCGCAAGGGTCTGACCGATATCGTCTCGGTCGTCGGCCCCGCGGTGATCGAGACCCGCTACGAGCTGGACGTGTGGCTGTTTTCCGGCGTCGACGCCCTGGTCGCGTTCGAAACCTTGCGCGACAGCCTCGAAAAACTGGTGACGAATCAGGCCTGGCTCGGCTTCGATCACACCCGCATGACGATCGCCGCCGCCGCCGAGCGAGTGAACGGCGTTGCCGACATTCGCATCGTCGAGCCCGCCGCCACCGTCGCCGTCGACCTGACCGGCTGCGTCAAGGTCACCGACATCGTGCTTAACCGAAGGGGGCGGCGCGAATGAGCGAGCATCACGGCGCCAAGCTTCTCTATCGGGCCGCGACCGGCCTGGAGAAGGCGCTTGCCGACGTCGACGGCGAGCGGCTGACGGCGCTCTATGCCGAGGCGGTGGCGGACGTCTGGGATCCCTGGGCGATCTCGCGCGAAAACCTTCCGGTTCTCGCCTGGGCGATGCAGGCGCGTCTCTGGGAGGACGAATGGGCCGAGCACACGAAGCGCGAGTGGACCGCCAACCAATGGCGTTTCCAGGCGTTGCGCGGGACGCAAGCCGGCGTCGAGATGGCGCTCAGAACGACCGGCCGGGACTTTACCGGCGGATACAACCTGCTTGAGGTGCTGGCGCCGCCTCAAGGCTTCTTCGCCTCGCCCTCGATGACCAAGGACGAGTGGGACGCATGGGTTCGCCAGATGCCGGAGCTGCGCATTCAACTCGCGCACGGCGTCGGCAAGTCGGTTAGCGAGTTCTTCGCCGGCAACGGTGTTGTCGGGAAATACGCCGCCGGTCGAGACGACGGGCCGGCGCTGTACGGCCGCCGCGCGGTGCTCCGCCGGCCAGGCCAGCCCGATCAATACCTCGGCATGGTCGAGTGGCGCACGCGCGTCGAGGCGCGCGAGACGATCGACTATGAGCGAGTGTCCGTTCCTGGCCTCGCCGGGGCGGCCTTCGTCGCCGGCGAAGATCACGTGAGCGAGGAGCGGTTTGTCGACGCCGACGAACTCGCGCCGCGCCTTTACAGTTTCCAACTGGACGGCTCTTACGATCATGTGACCTCGGAATTGCACCTGTCGACGATCGCGCCGGGCCTCGACCCGATCAACGTGCAATTCGAGCGGGATAGCGACGTCGGCGAGGCCGGCGAGTTCTTTTACGTCAACGACCATGCCGACGATCGCTACGCCGGCCATGGGCGCGAGGCCTACGAGATGTTGGCCGACCGCATCTATCTCATGGACCCGGCGGTCGCCGTGCCGATGACCGACGGCGTGAGCTTCGTGGGCGTCGATCGCGTCGGCTTCCCGCCTTACCACGCCGAGCTGATGGTCGACCTCATCACCCGCGAGGCCTGGCCGGCTTGGTTCGCCGGCGAGACGGCGGCGGCCGAGTCGTTCGCGGCGCCCGACGATTTGAGCGACTTCAACCGCGCCATGCGGGCGATTGTCGCGGGCAAGGCGCTGCGCGACCGCGTGCTGGCGGACTTCGCCGTGGTTCATCCGCTGGCGTTCGGCGATCCGGTTCGCGAGAGCACGACCTTCGCCGAACATCGGCCGAGCTTGCTGTAGGGAGACCCAAGATGCTGCGCAGGGTGCAAATCCAGGACTGGCAGAAGGTCACCGAAGGCGACTTCAACAATTTCGGCCGCTTCCCGCAACAGACCTTCGACGAGATGCTGCGCGACCTGGGGCCGGGCTCGTCCTTCGCCGGCTTCCCCGTCGCCCAACTCGGCCCGAGCACGGTCCGGCTCGGTCCTGGGCGGCTCTACTCGAACGCCGGGCCGTTCTTCTTCCTCGCCGACGATCCAGGGGCGGAAATCGACTTCCTGGGCTATCTGCCGGTCGTCACCCGCCGCTGGGCGACGATCTCGGTCTGGGGCCAGGACATCGAAACCCAGACGGAGCCGCGCACCTTCATCACCGACGCCACCACGCGGGCGACGGTCGCTCGCGTGGTCTCGACCGAGTCGCGCCGGCACGTCAATCACGCGCCGGTGTACGGCCAGGAGGGCCCCGACCCGGTCCGGCCGGCGATCGCCGCCAATGTGCTCCCGGTCGCCTATGTCCTTCTCAGTCCGGCCGGCATCGTCTCGATCACGCCGGCGGAAGAGCACCGCGCCGAGTCGCTGTTCAATCTGAACCTGCGCGCCAACGACATGGATTCGTGGCGCACCCGCATCGGCGCCCGGCTCGACACGCTGGGGTCGGATCTTGCGAACCTGGCTTCGCGCCTTCGCGGGACGGCGCGGCTCAATTTCGTGCTCGATCTCGCGCGCGACATGGCGCGGGTCATGGAGCAACTTCAATTGCCGGCCGACTACACCGCCTGGGGCGCGGACCGCTTTTTGACGACCATCTATTCCGACACTCAGCACGTCGACTGGCTGGCGAAAATCGAGGAGGGCGTCCGCTTTCCGCCGGCGGCCGAGCGCGAGGCGCAGCTCGCGCTTCTCAACCAGTTCGACCAGACCGTCATCGTCCAGAACAACTTCATGCTGCCGCGTTACGATCAAGTCCCGCGGCTGAGCGTGCTCGGCAACGACGGCGAGATGGCGATCAGTCAATTCGAGTGGCACGTCACCGAATGGGTCGAGATGTCCAAGACCCGCATGCGAGTTCGCTATGGCACGCCGTTCTACTGGTGCAGCAACACCGTCTTTTGGTACGATCAGCACGGCGATGGCGGGACCATGAACCTGGTCTGGGACCCCATCCGAGAAATCTTCATTCGGCCGGCCACCGGCGAAACCTTCCAAATCATGGACGGGGTCCAATACACGCCCGACTACTTTCATTATCGGTTGCAACAATTCTGGGTCGATGAGGTCGAGGAATATTATTGGGATCGAATCGTCACGACGCACAGCCTTTCCGGCTCGACGATCGCCGAGACCTTCCTCAACGCGCAGGACGGGTGGCTAACCAGCGTCGATTTCTTCCTCAGTCGCGCCGCAGCGGATGGCGATATCCATGTGCTGATCGTCGAGACCGCGCATGGCGCGCCGGAATTCGATCGCGTCGTGGCGCGGACAACCGTGTCGACGCTCGACTTGCGCGTCTATCCGGCCCACACGCGGGCGAATTTTGTCCCGGTCTTCCTGACGCAGGGCAAGCGGTTCGCCATCGTCTTGCAGACCGCCGGCAATCACTTCGCCGTCACCATCCTCGGCAACAAGTACGCTCAAGGAATGCTGTTCATCGGGACCCCCGCCGGATGGGCGATGGGCGACGTCGAGCGCGACATTCCGTTCCAACTTAACTTCGCCGAGTTCGACGTGCCGCGCGTCGCCGTTCAACTGCAGCCGCTTGAATTGCAGAACGGCATCGCGGCCATGGATATCAACGTCGATTCGATCCGCCCGCCGGCCTGCAACACGAGTTTCGAGGTCATGGTCAACGGCGTCTGGACGGCGCTGGGAGCGGCGAGCGCGGATTCGCCAAACCCCTTGAACGGGCTGCCGCCGCTGTTGCCGTTTCGGGTGGTGCTGACCGGGACGACGGACGTCATGCCGGGCATCGGCGTCGGCCCGAACGGCTGGGCCTACACCTGGCGCCCGCGCTCCGACTTCCGCCACATCTCGACGATCCAGAACCTGCCGGCGCCGGTCAACGTCGTCTTTGTCGACATCCGCCTGGAGCAATGGCGCGGCGAGCCCTATCAGGAATGCCACGTCCGGCTTTTGACTGGCGCCAACTACGCGACGGTCGTTTACCCGAGCTTCCAGGACGACACGACGGACCCCCGCGACGCCATGGTGGTCGTCCGTCGGCTGACCTTCGAATTCCAGGAAGACGAGATGATCGACGGTTTCCGCATCCGCATCGAGGGGACGACCGACAATGTGCTCGCGACCTATCACATCGCCGAACGCGTCCAGGTGTCGGTCTCGATCGACCTGGACCTGATCGTGGCTCCTCCGGGCGAACCGCCATACGAACCGGAACTGAGAAGGATCGCCAATGGCTAAAGGCCCCAAGACGACTGAGCGGCCGAGGTCGTTCCCGCCGCTCCCCAGCTTCGCCGACAACGCCTATTATCGCGTCCAGTTGTGGCGATCGGTCCGTTACGCCGGACGCAGCTTCTCGCCGTCCAGCCGCCAGACTGTGCGCGGCGATATCGCCAAGAAAATCGCCATCGCCATCCACACGGCCGAGCCTGCGGCAGCGCCATGAACGCAGTTGTCGACACGAAGCGGATGGCGACGGCTCGCTCGGCTACGTCGCCTTTGACCAGCCCGGGGCTCGACACGACGCGAATGCGTCGCCTCGACGAGCAATTCGCCATCAATCCGAACGATCCGATTTTGCCGACCTGGCGCCGCGCGATGGCGGCGATCGAAGGTCGCCTGAGAGGGCTTGAGGATCAGCGGGCCGACTACGAGGAAGCGATCCGCCGGTTCGAGGAGTTGGCGCTGGCGCGCATCAACGAGGTGCTGCTGCCCGCGCTAGAGCAGATAACCGCCGCCGCGACCCTGGGCTTTCTCCTGGCGCGATCGAGTACCGAGGGGTCGTTGATCGCGGACGAGCGCATCCAGTTCGTGGTCGAGGAAGGGCCGCAACGCGATCTGTTCACCCCGACGCCGTTCGTGGCGGTTCAGCGCTTCAGCACGACGGACGACTTCGCGGTCGGCTATGTCGAGGCCTACGATCGGGCGAGCGGCTATCTTCTGGTCAAAATCCTCACGGCCTACGGCTCGCCGGGGCCGTTTGACGATTGGGTCATCTCGGCCGCGCCGGGGGTGAGCGAGGCGACGCGCTCCTATTGGGAGCGGGCGCTGGTCGCCGCCCAAGGCGCCGAACGCGACGCCGCCCAAACCGGCGAAGACCGGCGTTACGTCGAAGCGGCCCGCGAGGCGCTCGAGGAAGCGGGTCTCAATCCCGATCAATATGTTTGGCGCGACGGAACACGGCCGTTCACCGCCGTCATCACCGGCGTGGCGCCGGACGCGACGGCCGACAACGCGACCATGCCGACGGCGTTCTGGACCCGCCGGCGGGTGCAAGAGGGGGTGGCGAGTCTGCAAACTGGCGCGCCGGCGACGCTCAACACCTTCGTCCGGGTGGCGACGGCGCTCGGCAACGATCCCAATTTCGCCGCGACGCTGCGACGCGAACTGAACGTCATGGCCGTCCCGATCGGCGGCATCATCGCTTGGCCGATCGAGGACTTGCCGCCGAATTTCCTGGCTTGCGACGGCGCTGTTTATAACGTCGTCGACGCGCCTCAATTGGCGGCGAAGCTCCGCGCTCGCCACGGCGGCGACGGCCTCGCCACTTTCGGCGTCCCCAATCTGCTCGATCGCACAATCGTCGGCGCCGGCCATTCATGGGGCCTGGCTGCGGTGGGCGGCGCGATTTCCCACGTTCTCACCGTCAACGAGATGCCGCACCACGCCCATGGCGTCTCCGATCCGCACCATCCCCACGGCCTCGGTGAGCCTCATCACAGCCATCATTTGAACGATCCGCCGCACGGCCATGGCGATGGCCCCCATACCCACCATGTGCCGCAGGGCGCGCTTACACCCGGTGTGAATCTTACCCCTGGCGCTGGGTTCACTTTGGGCGGCGGCGACACCCATGGCGCCCACGCCGGCGTTCACGCCGCGCACAGCGGAACATGGGTCAGCGCCGGGCCGACCGGCCACGTGATTCATCACCACCCCACCGGCATCGCGATCTATGGCGCGGGCGATCAGTGGGCGCACAACAATATGCCGCCGTTCCTGGCGCTTCCCTTCATCATAAGGTTTGAATGACATGGCGCGCGACAGCGAGGGCCGTCCCATCCCGGTCAGCAGGCCGGACCCCCCAAACGACCAGGCGCGGGCGACCGCAGAGCAAGAGCAATTTGTGCTCATTGCGAAAAAGATCGACGACGCCCTGCGACATCTCGAGGATCTGGCGCGCCGCGTCGGCTCTCTTGAAGTGGGCGGCGAGCAAACGCTCAACACGAAAATCTTCGATTTCGAGCAACGCTTCGACACGATGATGCTTGCCCGCATGACCGATTTCGAGCGGCGCTTT